CATGCCTTGTTCGTCATCAGTGTCGAATACAATCACAGTCTTCATTATGCGTCTGCGGCCCCATCTGCTTCCATCCATGCGATGGCATAAGTTTCAAGCAGTACAGTCACCATTTGTTCGTTTTGCTCCGGCTCCAAATCGAGCTTCTTCTGTGCCTCGATCACTTGCGATGCAAAAGCGACGGATGCCAAGATGCATTCACATGTGATCGCTGCGTTATCAAAGGGGGTATCAAGTTCAAGTTCCATCATGGATTTTCTCCTTACCTATATAATATAGTCGCTTGACGGCAATAAGTCAAGCAACTATATGTCAAGAGGTTGTTAAGCTGCCTCAGACAATGCAAAGTTTTCGACACGATCCTCTACAATACCAACGCCGTCCACAAGTACGTGGACAAGGCCATTAGCCATAGCGATAATGCGCCCTCGATAGTCGCATACAAAATGTTGAACAATAGCTCCGATTTCCATATTTTCTCCGTTTCTAAAAATCAATCTTTGGGTAACCCTCAAGTAAAGTCTTGAGAGTTTTTAACAGTACGTTTTTAATCTTCTTTCTCACCGCTCTTCCTCTTAGGCATCTCAGTAACCACCTCCAAAAACATGGAATGAAACTTCAATGTTTCCCCGTTCGTCATCCAAACCTTATAAATATCAGTGCCAGCTTGCTCAATAATCAAACCGGTTCGACCCACAGGGAGTCTTTTATCGTGTGTACCTTCCCGTACACAAACCAGATCGCCAATACTCAGTGCTTGCACTTCATCAGTCATGGTAATAATATATCCTATCTATTGCCGAAAGTCAAGAGAAACTTTGTCAAGCAAATGTCAAGAGGCCTCTAGTCGCGGAATGCCGGGAGGAAGTTCGCCCGATACCATGCCACCGTGCTTTGCGATAACGAGCGAAACACGGTCGGCTGGCACCCACCCGTACACGGTATTGGTTGGTTCAGTGGTATCCTCGGCATACGGCATCAGCAACTCTTCCTGCATACTAGGGAAACCTATCTCGACTTCCGTATACTGATCTGCGTGATTCTCGCGAGGTTGACAGTATGCGGTACTATTGGCTTGCACACTCATGGTAAAGCCATCAGCACACACCACTGTTTTGTTAAGGTTGTTTCTCATTTAGTCGGCTCTCCGCAAGTGATAGTGGTTGATGTGCCTTCAAAGACAATGTGGAACGTGTCGCCCTCTGTCCTACATGCGGTCGGGAATGCGACCTCACTGATAGTGGTTGACCACTGTTCGCCGTTGGCAGCGGGCATCTGTACTTCTACCCAGCCTGCGTGCATGTCTGAGCCTCCCAGCGTGTCCACGACTGTACCGACAAGGACAGTAACAGGCTGCGCAGTGGTGGGGGCTTCAGAAGCCTCAACAGGCTCTCCAGCCTGTGCAGTACCGATTGTAAGACTCAAAGCTGCAGCGGTGATTGTAAAAAAGTTAAGCATGTTCATTCCTTATTTTGCTCTCTTGACCAGTTTTAGGTCTTTGCGGTGAAAATACTTCACCCAGTTGTCTCGGCCTTGCGGATTGAACTCACAGTTGTCAACCCATGCGACCGAATATTTCATTTGTTTTTCCCACGAATGCGTGGGGCTCGTCTCGGCAATAACGAGTCCAACCAAGTCAGACTTCATGCCTGCATGATATTTTCGTTGAGCCATGCACTTACTCATGTGCATAAGACGCTTGCCGTAAGATGATAGTGTTACCAAATCTCCAATCTTCAATGTTCGCTCCTTTTGATTACTATACTAATATACCCTATAGTCTGCCCTGTGTCAAGCACTAAAGATGCGAAAGTTGTAAACTAAATGTCAGGGCTCTGTTACAGGTTCATCGATGCCATACAGTATGGTGCCGAGATCGTGGATCGTAACCTTGAGCCCAGCAGGTATAAACATTGTAGTTTCAATCTTGGTGGTGATCCAAATCGGCTCCACCAGATCAACATCATGCTTGAGCAAGCCGGGGAACACGTCATATACATAAACCTCACCCTTAGCCTCATCCTTGATGCGTTCAACAACCTTTTGCTTTGTCTCAACATAGCTATAGTATAGAGCCTTACGTGAATCCCAACTCTCGACAATATATTTATAGACTTGCAGCCGTTCCAATTCGTCGGTATTTTTTTCAGACTTACTCATCATCCTCACCTAAACAATTATACTACCAGACAACTCACCTTTTAAGTTTCTTTTAGCTTTTGACAATATCTTATACTCATCATCAGTAGAAATATATCTAAAAGACTTTCGGCCATTTGAATCAACTACCATTATTTTCAGCCAACTAACATCATCCCTTTCTTCGTATTGATAGCCATATTCGTCATATCCCGCAGTCACAGTTCCATAAAAATAAACATCCCAAAGATAGTTGCCATACTGTCTCGAAGGAAAGTTTATCTTTACGACGATGCCGTGGTATTCCTCGAAAGACCAATCACCGTCTATAGCAGCTATTGACAAGTCTGGCTCTTTCCACGAAATCATATCCCCAACCTCGACATTAAACCTTTCCGGCGGGTCCGGGCGTTTGCCACTTATGCTTCCTGAATAATCTGTCATATTACACTACCTTTAACCGTCATCACGCTACTTATAAGCTCAAATTTATACTTATCATCATCGACCGGGGCAACCACCCAATCTCCATTATCAAAGTTATACACAATGACAACATCAGAGGTGTCGTTTTCCGGCACTCCATGAGCCAAGTCAACAACAATACCGTAGGAATATCTAAACTCTATTGGACTAACAGTACCAGCCGCGCTAGCAGAGAACATTGTAACGCCAGTTTCCCAACGCACATAATCTCCAATTTGCAACTTTAACCTTTGCCCAGACACTCATGAACACCTCAAATGAAAAAATTTGGCGCGAAGTTTCGCGGCGGTTATTCATAAGTAGTCAACACTGTGAAGCGTACGCCATTTTCCTTTGCCCTCGGAAACTTGGACCTGCCCGGTGCTCAACAATTTGCCAACCTCAACTATAATGGGGAACACTGAAGTTGATTTTCCTATTAGTTTAAGTTCTAGCCCTTGATTGAACCTTACTTTAATTACTAAAGCATAACACCAATGGTTAAGGACATGTTCCTTGCCATCTTCAACATAGTATAATGGACTGGTCCAACGTACCAAGTCACCAATCACTATTGTTCTCGTAGAAGAGCCCACATACTATTTATCTACCATTTTCACTAAATCACTATGAAATTCCCATCTTTTTGATTTAGTACCACTCCACATGACCCTATACATTAAAACATCTGTATAGGTCGGGTCTGCCCATTCGGGGGGTCTAACTCTCTTCTCTAGCACAATGCCCACGCCAAGACGCTTTGCAGCTTCCGTAAACATGGGGTAGCCAATAGCGCCGGGGAGCAACCTAACTAAGTCGCCGACCTCAAGGATTTCTGCCGCTTCCTCATTTTTTTCCATCAATCAGGTTTACCTAAAGCAGCGGTTCCTGTCTTGGTGCTGCCTACTCTTTACCTTCATAAATAGTCTGTTCCCCGTCTTCAAACGTAATAATAGTATTATTGGTGGGATGACTTGTTACATGAATCTTGATAAAATCATCAAAAGCATCGAAAAAAGCTATCGAACCTCGGGGGGCGGGCGTTAGCCAATGTATGACGGTGTGCCCAGTAGCGAATGTAGCACCCTCAATCACTACGCCCTCACCAGAAATGCCTGTCTCGTCGTGCTGTCGGCACACAGTGAAGGTTCGGATGCCTTCCGGTGCTCGGTTACTTGGCTTTTTTGGCTTCAAGTCTTCCTCAATAGGATCTTGAGCCGGTGGTACACCTTTGTTACTCTTCTTTTTTTGCGCGCCCATAATCATCCTCTATGCGGGTTAAATCGTCTCTGTTAGCATCGCCAATCTCAATAAACTGGCAGTTTTCAAGTGCGTGAACGCGATATGGACAACAGGACTGGACGTTTAAGCAATCCCCCTCGACCATTTCGACTGTCTTAATTGGGTGCCCAATGGGATCTGCCAGACTATATTCCGATCCGAAGGTTACCATAGCTCTGCCTTTGAGCAGAAGCAAAACTTCGTTCTTGCTTTTGTGAAACTTATAACTCGTTCGACAGTCCTCGTCAATATACAAGATCTTTCCTTGAATCGATGGCAGTGCAGCCCATCTAACTTCAGAGCCCCAAGGTTTAATATCTTTCTGTGATTTAGACAGCCACGCACTCTTGGCATGCTTCTTGCTTTTCACAACACTCATTAGGCATCTCCCACTGGTTTCATCTTCTCTATCATCAGCAGATCGAATTCTTCCATGATCGCTTTCAAAGCGGACACATCTGATTGCTGATAGGCCGACAATCTATCGGACAGTTCCGCATTGTCAACAGCCAATAGTTCAGTTTGCTTTATCAACCTTTTGACCTGAATCTTTAATAGTTGGTTCTCAGCTTGCAAAATTTCAATATCCTGCTTGCTAATGAATCCAAGCAAACGCATTATGCGTCTTAACATCTCATCCTCCGTTTCATTTATTATATAATATCCTATATCAGTATTAGTTTTAAGTGTTCTTTGTTCTATTTTTGTGTTTGTTGTTACGTCTATCCGCTTTAGTTTTAAGTTTCTCTAAATTTTTTAAAAGGGCTCGTCTTTCTGCAATCTGTTTTTGTAGTTTAACCTTCATCTCGAAACGCACAAGTTGCCGTCTGGCTCCCATGATAAAACACAGCAACACGACGGCGACGAAAATAAACAAAGCTATCCCACAAATGACACCTTCACAATATATAAGTAGTCATTACGGACATAAATCGTCAAGTAGAGGCGAGTAGAAGCACCGTCATCATAAACACAATGGAAGCACACATTATACATAATGCTCCCACACCCATAGTCACAGTTTTGAGATCAATACCCTTTCGGTGCATGGTTTCTCGAAAGCCACGGGATGGTTTATCAAAATCAATAAACTCTTTTTTTTGAACAACATCCTGTGTGGGTTCAACTGGCTGTATAGCCTTTGAGTGAACAAGTTTAAGGTATGGTGGCCTGCATCTTTTTTCTTCTTCGGTCATCTCGGTCACCCATCTCCAAAGGTTT